GCCATAAAAAAAATAAACCCCGATAGCTGCGAACTACCAGGGTTATTATCATTTAACCACTAAACACATTATCGGTTCGCAGTACGTTAATGTGTCTTCTTGCTGCAAATATATACTAAATCTCTTTAAGTTCTAATTTTAAACAAAGTTTTTTTAGCTTAGTTTTAAACCAATCCTCAGTTTCGATTAAGTTATTTGCTTGTTTTATGTTATGGATAGCTGTTGTATGGTCTGTTGTTCCTGTGTACTGACTTATTTCTTTTAAACTCAACTTAGTGTATCTTCTGAGTAAGTATGCCGCAGCTTTACGACCAAACGTTGTTTTTAACGATCTATCCTTGATTAATACATCGCACTCAAACTCCTCGTCTACCAATTTAACAATAGTCCTTGCGCCAATGTCTAAGCCTAAAGGCTCGTTATCTTCTATGCCTAACAATCCCAACTGTTGCATCATTTCGTGAAGTTGCAAGTGAGTGTTACGTTGCGCAAAGTATAAGTCCTTTAACTGTCTTATTGATATATCTTTCTTTCTCGTTAGCATAATTAAAACGGTAATCCTTCCGTATCTTCTTTTGGTTTTGAATTTGTTTTGTTTTCAGGATTAAAATCATTTATGTAAATCTTGTAATCTGGCTGTTTGTCTTCTGTCTTGTAAGAGTTTTTCCACATTGAGTATTTAACATCATTGATTGTAAAATTAATTACTTCTCCTTTAGCGGTTGTGTTTTTCCACGCACCTGCACTCCATTTTTTTTCTGTCATTTTATTTGTTTTTAATTGAATATTGAGCTACTAATTTACTTTGTTTTTTCGTACCAACGTTAATTAATTCCGTTTGTACTTTGTAGCCTTTGCGTTTTAATTCAAATACTACGGCTGCAAGTCGAAGACTATTGTACTTCGTCAATGCTTGGATTGGTGTCAATGTTTTGCCCGTAAGCAAGTGGTTCAAGATGCGTTGTTTCTGTGTCATTGTTATTTATTTGGGTTAAAAAAACTGGTTTATCTAAAATGTTTTGATACTTATCTATAAACGCTAAAAGGTCTGCGTAAGCTTCTTCGTTATACCAAGCGTAATGGTAAACTTCTGCAAGTAATATTTGCCTTTCAAATGGTAGCAATTCTTTCATTAGCTTTTCTTTATTGTTTCTTTAATCTTGTTAAATTCTTCTAAAGTCTTAATGGCATTTATTTTCAGTGCAGCCTTTACCTTTTGATCTGGTGTGAACTTTGTCTTATCAAGTGCTTCAATTAAAAATGCTTTTTGACCTTCGCTTACTTCGTCTTTATGCTCATTAGTAGCGTCTGCATCTTTAGTGTCATCTATTGCGAACAGTCCGTTAAGCGCATATTTACGAGCGTAGGAACTTGCTGCCCCTGTAATCTGCGAAGCGTCCATTCCCTTTTTGTTTTCTTCTTCACGAGCAAGACCAGTACAGGTAATGTTATCTTCCCCATTACTTAAACAAGCAGTAGCTTTTACATAAACTCTACCGCCTACTTCTATTACTTCGTCACTTAACATTAAAGCGTAGCCGTACTTATGGCAGATAGGTTTTGCAGCTTCTATAATATCTTCTGCACTTCGGTACTTGTATTTAGCAAAAGCATTAAATTGGTTTTTAGGCGCTTTTAATTCCTGTTGAATTTTAATTAGGCTCATTGTTATTTGTTTTGTATGTCTATGTTATAGTGTTCTAAAATTTCGATAATAGGTTCTTGTCTTTTCTTTAGGCTTACAAAATACTCGTATGCCTGAGAATATTCTAAGTACATACTCATACCATCAAATCTGTTATCTACTTTAGTATAATAAAATACTGTTCCGTCTGGCTTAGTTTCTTTGATAAATTCAATCTTCATATAATTCGTTTTTTAAAAGTTCAAGTTCTGCATTGTTTTCTACCCAACGAGTAAACGTGTAATCGTCGTCTTCGTAATCGTAGTTTTTAGGCAGTAATTTTGGATCATACGGGTTTTGTGTACTGCTCCCGTCGTGCAGTAAGATAGTGCCAAATCTCTCGAATTGGAACTTCTGGTAGGTGGTTAAGTGTGTCATTTGTGTTTTGTTTCAACAAATTTACTACAATTAACAATACAAAGTACAAAACTATATAAATTATTTTTGCAACAATGTTGCGTTTGTACCTATATGCGTACAGATAATGTGTAATAAAGCGCACATTTACATAGGAAAAAGTGTCCTATAAGGGACTTTCGCGACAAAAAAGTGTCACAAATATTCCTAAAAGTGTGACATAATTTTACATAAAATAAGGGTAAAACTTTACAAAATATGTAATGAAGTTAGCCAAAGTAGGAAGTAAAATGCAGCCAAAAGTAGTAGAATTACTACCTAATTTAAGAAAATTTTAAGCGTTCTTTTGCCGTCTTGATAAGATAATTCAATCGATTTGAAGTCCCCAAGCTCTTGGTATAAGGTTAATATCCTACCTACTGGGTAATCGTTTTTAGCGTGATTAATTACTTCTAATCTTGTTATCTCAGGCTTGGTTTCGTTTTCCATTTTATAAAATGTTGTTGTATCTAAATTATAATATGTTGCACTTTAGAGCAACTTTTGAAAGTAAAGTTTGTCAGAACCGCCGTAAGAATACTCAGGAAGGTAGAGCCTAAAGCCACAAGCAATAAGGTTATTTGCAGAAGGGAAGTTGTCTAAGGTTGTGTAAGTAATAGCTATGTGGCAAAAAGTAGAAGCAGCCTTTAACCTGGTTTTTATCATTCGCTTTTGTATGCCTTGCCCTCGATGTGATTTTTTAACCCACGCTCTATTGAAAATGCAGATGCCTTTGCTATAAATAGAACCGCAATAAGATACTATTTCGCCCTCGTCAAGCATTACCCACCATTCACGATTGTACTGGAACTCATCTCCGCACCCTTTAAAGTTTGGGTTCGTGTAATCTAATTCCTTTAGCTGCTCGTAGGTTTCACGATCTAATACGTTGCCGAAGCTAAATATCTTTTTGAGGCGCATTGTGTATTTGTTCAAGTTTAGTAAGGTATAAAATAGCGTCTTGTAATTCTTGCTTCAAATGTGTGATCCATTCGCCAGTACTTAAATCTTCACGATCCATTGTGCAGTTATACTTTACCCTTCCTACTTGCTCACGGCTGCGCATATCTTCTATTACGGCTGCTAATATGTTACTGTCTTGCATATCTGGTTGTGCATTATCACTCATTATCTGTCTGTTTTGGTGTGCATTTTATTACACGTTTTGCATTGTAATTGTACCTTTTTAACTCCGGTTGCGCTTGTTCGTCTGTTTGCTATGATTAACTCGTCGCTCCCACACTCAGGGCAACTACCTCTATCCGTTCCAAATATAACTCCGTAATGCGTCTTAGGTTCGATGTGGTTTTTAAGTGCGTTAAATACTTGCTCTAATAATACTACATCTTTTTGGCAGTACTTAATCATTTTAGCCATAGCCACTTTGTCTTTATGTAGAACGATGTCCTTCCATAAACTATACTCAGTTTTGATTTTAGTGCCAATGCCTAAGTAGTCAGCTATGTAGTTAAGCTTGTTGCTATTAAAACGGAACTTTTGTCTTGCTACCTTTAAGGTATCAATAGTAACATAGGAAGGGAACATCGGTATTTTGTGAAACAAGCAGCGTGTTCTAATCCAAGCAAGGTCAAACTTGTCGCCATTGTGACCTACTAATTCCGATGCCGTGTTTGCTACTTCGATAAACTTTTGAAGCATCTTCTTGTCATCTTGCTTACTATCCCATTGCAAAGAGTAAACTTCTTTTTGGTCTTCCCACTTATAACAAATACAAATGATTGCTCGTTCTTGTATAATACTATCCGCAGTGATGTTAAGCTTATATCCTGCGCTCCAGAAGAAGCCTACGTTTGGGCTGGTTTCGATGTCAAAGAAAAGTCGTTTGCGTTTTGATTTTAGCATATTATTTTTTGCTGAATTTATCAATCGTAGTGTAACCCATAGCAAAGAGCGTTAAATACAACACTGCATCCACTAACTTATCGCTTGGGTTAATCTTCAATATTATGTTTAAGAACAATGATATAAAAAGACATAAGCTGCCAAGCATAGCCACAACTCGTTTATGGCTTATGCTATTGCTTTCGTCGGATAGTAAGTTTACTAATATAGTTCTAAAGTTGCTCATATAGTTTTGCTTCGGCATCTCTCCGCCTCACTAAACCTTTAAGCACTTCGCCGTTTGCTCTTGTCCACTTTTTAAATTCAGCCAAAATAGTTGCATCTTTAGGGTTAGAATTTACCTTTCTAAGCAAAGTGCTTCTTTGAAAGTTGCCCATTCCCACATTATAAGCAAACGAAACTAACGCAGAAAAATTGTTGTCGGTTACATTTGACTTAATTAACGCATCTACCTTTTTAGCGAAGTCATCTACAATAGCGTTAAAATAATCTTCAGCTTGTTGCTGCGTAATAACATCTCCTTCCTTAACCTTTGTTCCGTCTGGGTAAAAAGTTAAACCCCACGAAATAGTCCATAAACCAGCAGGGCATTTATATGCCTTTAGCTTACACCCCTCAAATCTTTTTATAAGGTCTCGACCTGCTTTGTTTATTTCCATAATCTATTCCAATAAGCTAAAATTAACACAATCGCTATTATAAGACCGATTAGAGCCTTCCAAAAGTTATTCTGAGTAGTTACCTTATTTTTATCTACAATCGAAATTTGGGCTGTTTCTGTGCGATTAAACGCTATTGTATCTTTTTTAGTCAGGTTGTTGTTGGTTTCCTTTTCTTTTGTTTCGTAAACCCATTTAGTCACAACCTTTGGCACGACTATAATGCTATCCTTTGAAATGCGTACTGTGTCGTAGATTGTAATTGTCTTAGTAAATACTTGCTCCTTTTCTATAATCTTGGTAACGCTATCGTAAAAAGTAAGATGCACGGAGTCAATCTTAGTTGTCCCCGTGCTATCATATCTCTTTTCAAACTTCTTTACAGAAGCGCAAGATGTAAGTAATAAAAGTAAAAGTATTAATCTCATTTAAGCTTTTTGGTCATTTTGTAATAGTATCTTATCGCCATTACACCAGAAACAATAGCCACCAAACTCGCCAACAATGTGAATAGTGGTTGAATAGAAGTAAGGCTAAGAATAGCACTTACTACGCTAACGATTGTTGATTGGTCTGCTTGGTGGTTATTTGCCATTATAGTTCTTCTTCTTCTTGTTTGTTAAATTCTACGCCCGTAGTCCAATCTTCTAAGAATGTGAACTCGGTAAGTCCTTCTGGATTAACTACGTTAATTATTTGAAATTCAAATACTTTATCATTTAGCGCATCAATATCTTTGGTAAGCTTCTTGATGCCTTCTTTAGAGTACTTGTAATTTCCCTTCTCGTCTAATAATAAACAATCCTTGTCATCGGTCTGCGCATTGTCTAAACGCAAGATTTCAACTTCGGCTTGGTAGTCCTCGTGATGCTTCTTAATCTTCTCGTAGATTTTAAATAGCTTCTTTTGAACTTTTGTTTCTTGGTTGCCGATAACGACATTGATGCTGCTTACTAATTGTAATAGTTGTTTGTACTTCATAGTTTGTTGTTTTTATTTGTAAAGATATATTAAGGGTTTTGAAATGGCAAAGGCAAATTTACAATAGGGGGGTTTTTAAGGTTCTCGATTTGCGCCTCAAGGTTGCTATCTAAAGCGTGGTCATCTAAGCCATCTGCTAACCATTCAACTACTTTAGAATAAGTTAAATCTGCATAAGCAGTAAAGTCGGTTGCCGAAGGTGTAGCACAAGATAATACTCCGTAAACTTCTGCAAAGTATTGTTCGTCTGTACCCTCGTAACGATAATGTACTCTTTTAACTACGTCTGTTAGTGTGTCCTCTGAAGGTGCGGTATCCATTTGAACCACTACCCATTTTGTTT